GATATTGCATCTGTTACTACTTTAGAACATGCAAATGGAGGTACTGATTCCGTTACTATTTCTGTTTTTGCATGGGCAGAGGACGTGAGTTTGTCTATTCCTACTGTTTCTGAACCTGGTGCTTTGGCGCCGCAGGCAGATGAATATGAGGAAGCGACAGAAGGTATTGTTTCAGGTCCTGCAAATACTGTGGCAAGTATCGCATCGAAATTGTCGATGGTTCCTCAAATAAGACCTTTTGCATTAGCTACGGAGATGGCTGCTGGTGCAGTTGGCAATATAGCCAAATTGTTTGGTATGTCCAGACCTGTTGATGCTGGTCCTATTTCATCGTATAAGCCTACATATACAGGCAATATGGCTAATAGTAATGTTTTAGATACATCCACGAAATTGACATTTGATGTGAAGCAAGAGTTAACTATAGATCCTGTAGCAACAGGGTTGGGCCCTGATGATGAAATGGCAGTATTATCTATTGCTAAACGTGAGTCTTACCTTACTCAATTTCCATGGTCTACTTCTGATATACCTGAAACGTTATTGTGGAATTGTCGTGTTACTCCTGCGTTGTTTGATACAGCTGCTCCTTCTGGGTTTGATGAAATACATCAGACCCCTATTTGTTTTGTTTCTCAACCGTTTGAAAATTGGAGGGGATCTATCAACTATCGATTTCAGATTGTGGCTTCTGCGTTCCACAAGGGTAGGTTGAAAATAGTTTATGATCCCTACTACAATTCCTCTTCAGAGTACAACGTGCAGTATACGCATGTTATAGATTTAGCTAAGGAAAGAGACTTTACAGTTACTATTGATTGGGGTCAAGAATTGTCTTTTCTTGACCATTCAGATGGTTTAAGTGCCGTACCTTTTGATACTACTGTATTTGGTTTTGCTGAACACGAACAGTCTAACGGTATAATAGCTGTATATGTTGTCAATGATCTAACTACGCCTAGTGCCACTTTGGATGACGTTTCTATTCTAGTTAGCGTTAGTGCAGGAGAAGATTTTGAGATTGTTAATCCAAACGCAGATAATATTGCCAACTTAACATACTTTCAACCACAATTTGGTGAATTTGATTTTCAAGCTGGTGATTTGGCAAGTGCGGATGAAGATTTGAC